ATAAATTCAATTTTAAATAATATTTATAACATTTTATGTTTTTCTAACAAAACTCTTCCCAAATACGTCTATCCATAATAGTATATCTTTCATTTTCTAAACTCTTTACAAATAACGACCAGGGGCTACACGATTGAAACGCTTCTAGCCCCTGTCCGCAAAACAAATTCAACAATACTGGGCTAAACCCCGACATCATTGAGGTATTTCTCTGTGTAGACAACGTTGGAAACCCATTTGTCGACCTCAAATTCCAAAACAAAATATGTGGAGGTTTATACGGTTTTCCACATACTCTTATACCCGCATCGGCATATCGCTTCTCTATTACATCCATTATCGAACCGTGTGAAAAATCTGAATCTGCTACATCACACTGCATATCCGACAAAATTGTTAATACCATATCTTCCACATCATTTGAGTCCAACTTTTGCTCTATAATCGCATCTAATATCATATTGAGGGCTGCTAAAAAATTTGTATTCATTCCCCATTCTGCCACAGATACCTTTTGAACCATCGATATGAAATCATGATGCTTATCTAAGTTTACCCATGTTGGAACGGCACTAAATGTTAACACACGCTTGCCTAACATTGATTTCTCAGCAATTCGAATACCAAGTGCTACTGCTGCGTTCATCGGGTCACCCGACATCGAACCAGAAACATCGACCATTGCTATCATTTTTCCAAGAGCACCGTTTTGATTTGAGTTGTCTAGCCATTGCGCATTTAACAACTGTGCTTCGGACGATGACTGTTGTTGTCTCTGAATAATATCTAGAGCATCTTTTGTAAAATCATTAAGTCCGATTCTTTGCCCTTTAACTGAGATTTCACCTGATGCGGCCAACTCGGCAAATTGTTTAAATCTTGTAGCACATATAATACGGTCCTCTAATGAGCTACGTTGCTGTCCATTTTTATTTACATTCAAAAATGCTTTTTTCTGTTTGTGCATTGTAATAGATGTTTGATTTGCTGGGTCAATTTGCGACCAAGTGTTGGCACATTGCTTAATTTGAACTGTATCCAATTTTTTATTCAAAGAAGAAATAATCTTACGATAATCCATTTTTGCCTTGGTTGTCGCTTTAATAATAGACATTTCCGAAAAAGCGGATTCAGTATATTCTGAAAAATAAGACGTTGCTAATCGTGTAAACAACTTGGAAAACTTTGACTTTTCACGTGGAACCCACTTTGCCGCTAAAGATGGTTCATCTTTTTCGGTGTCCGCTCTTATCTGATTATTTAGTAGTTCAACCGCATAATTTGTAAGAGATTTCGTGTCGGTTCCAGATAAGGCTTTATTTTCCATAAAATCAATCATGTATTTCACATCCTTCCATGAACCATATGGATGACTCTTTCCATCTCCTAAAACAAATAATTGAAAGGCAAAAGAAGCAAGAGCAGGATAATGTTTTTGCCAAACTGCTAATAACATATAAGACAATGTGTATTCACCTTTGCCGCTAATTACGTCACGGGTTTGTCCGACAAGACGGAACATAATTGACATATATTCTACAAAAACCTCCTTTGGAATTATTTTTGATACAAATTCGCATTCCAATTTTAATAAAATAGAATCAACTATGAGTGCTAAATTATAAGTGTCATTTGTCCTTGTTAGCTGGAAAGAAAGTTGAATAATTCGCTCACGTATATTATTAGACCAAGTATATTCGCTATGACCATTTTTTCCTAATTTATAGGGAGTATTATTATCTAGTGTGTTGATAAGTGCTGCCATATTGTTTTCTTGTGTTATGAATTATAATATATTCATATCTTTAAATAGGTTTCGTCTTGTTTTTTTAAATGAATTGGGATTTAAGTATATTTTTCTGGTGTTTATGTTATTTCTGGTGCTTATACTTTGGTTTGGTTGATTTGTATTTATATTTTTTATATCGTTTTTATTATGAAAAATAATGAACAAATCATTAATGTCTTGAAACATCCCAATTGTTTTGACAAAAGAAATAGAGTCAATATTTTTAATAGGTTGTAAAAAATGATTGCCTATGTTGACAGCACTCTCTTTAGACCTTAAAAAAGTTTTTAAATTTATAGGTTCAATATTAATATTAAATTTCAGAATAGATAGAAGAGAATATTTTGTATTGTGTAAAAAGGTGTTTCGCTTTATTAGTCCCAATACTTCTTCTCTAGATAGTAATCCAGGAGTTTTGAATAATATTTTTTCTTCATGAACTTTTGTTATTTCATTGAAATTATTAATATAAATACAATGTAAATTAATAAAGGATACATCTTCAGCATAATAGCTTTTGTAATCATTATCCATTTTTTCGAATTCATCTAACCACGACGTATCTAATTCTAGTAAGTCGTCATTTAATTCATTCATAATAGTGTATTATATTTTTATCACATAATACATTATAATTTTAAACTAATTTACCAATAAAATACTGAAAAATAAAGAGATTATATATTATTATCCATATCTGTTTCCGCACTATAATCAGAATATTCACTTTCTGTTTCATATTCTTCATCTAAAAATGGATATACGGGTTCCATATAATGAGCTTCAATATATGAGCCTTCTCCATGTATGGAATCGTATTCTGCTTGATATTTATTCCAATTATTTTCTAATTCACAAATAATGGTATCAATATCTAATTCTTCCTGTATTCTTAATGGTTTTATATTTGTTTGTTTTTCCTTACCTACTTTTAACTCCATTTGTTTGGATTTTTTGTTTATTATTATTTGACAACACCCATCAGGAATAATATTTTTTTCAACTATTTTTGTATCCATATTTGAAGCCGCAATATTTGAATATTTACAATCAGCAACAACATTTACAGATGGGGATTTTTTTGTAGAAATTAGTTCCGGGAAATCGGACTCTTTGGGTATATAAACTGGTACAACCTCGGCACTATTAGTAGAAAATGATTTAAAATTATTAAAACTTCTAGGTTCATTGGTATTGGTATTGGTATTTTTATTGTATTGCCGAGGTTGTTTAAAATAATTAGTGCTCATATTATATCGTTGTATTAAGAACTCCTTGTTATAATGTATTCTTTAATTATCTTTAAACCGTTTTACAATTTACTTTGTTATTTTTATATAATATATATTAAATTATAAAAGAATTTAAAGACAAAATGAGGTATATATTTGTCTCCTAACAGCTAACCATAGTTTGAGTTTTATTAGTTTATAAAAACATTTTTTCGGTATATATATTTACAGGAGGCAGCATTATAAAGGGATAAACAACACATGACAAACATAAAAAATCATAAAAATAATTATTTATGTCTTTATTATTAACTACTACTGCTACTAACATTTTTATTCAGGTTTTCGGAGAGGCGAACAGTTCAAGGAGTAACAAAGGTAAGTCCTTATTGAATTATATTTATTATGTAATTATAATTCAATTACTTATTTACATTTGGAAACAAAAAAAATATATTTTTGTTGTTTATTTAATTTATTTGTTTAATTTATTTGTTTAATTTATTTATATAACTAAATATCATCAATATTAATTTCTTCATTTTGATTATCATCTTTTGTATCCAAATCTAATTTTTGTATTTTTCCAGTCTTCAAATCTTCAATCAATTTATCTATTTCTTCATCTTTTAAATTTGTGAAATCTACATCTTCTTCCATTTTCTTTGAAGCATTGCTTCCTTCCAGCCTAGTCGGGTCATTACCATTTAATAATTCCCAATTTTCATTGACTGAGTCTTTAAGGCGTCTCTTATCAGTTTCTGAATATACTTCTAATAAGTCACACTGTTGTAATTTTGCCTTTCCATTTTTTATTGTAGGAGTAGTTGAGCTTGAGCTATTTTCCCATTCTCTTAATCCTATTAATACCCAAACACCTGGCGAAATTATATTATCTTTTTTACCTCTTCCAGCAAATTTACCTCTAATATGCCCAAGTCGTAATACATTATCCATACAATGACAATGGAACATACAATTTCCCAAATATTTTGTGACAATAGCATATATTTCACCTGAAAATTCAGCTACACGTAATTTTGAAGTGCCTTTTTGTGCTACATTTTTGCTAGCCATTGATTTAGCACCCTTTCCGCCTGTAGTATTTTTAACCATTTTATTGTTTTAACTGTTGTGTATTTATTACAATGTCGTATTGTTTTTAAGTTGTTACCTTTATATTTGTAAGGTATTATTTCAATTTTTTTTAAAATAAAAAAAACAAACGTTTTTATTGTTTGTTTTTATTGTTTTTTATTGTTTTTTTATTGTTTGTTTTTATTGTTTTTTATTGTTTTTATTGTTTTTTGTTGTTTGTTTTTATTATTTTTTATTTTTTATTTTTTATTTTATCAGTAATATTTTAACGGTTCATCATTAAGTGCGTCTAATTCATCAGAATCTATATCGATAAATCCTGTATTTTTGTATTTTTCATAAAAGCATTGCCAGGTTTTTCTTTGTTCTTGTTTTTCATTAATTACTATATTTGTCCTAACCTTTACAAATAATGGCTGCTCATCAGGCTCATAATCATAATTATTATAAAATTCCTCTTCTAAATCAGGGTCTGTAAAACAAACTACGCATTTCACATAATCTACATAACCTTTATACATTTTTATTCTGTCAAACCATATTGGCGAGAATGAAGCGTAATATAACCAATGCTCATTATACATATATTGTCTAACTTTACCAGATTTATTATTACTCTCCAAAGCGAATAAACCTAACCATTTTTGCTCATCTATACTACACACACAAGCATTTCTTAAAATACGGTATGGTTTTATTCCATTTGTAGCGATAATTGTCTCATATTGAACAACTTCTTCGGGAGATACTCTTATGTAAAAGCTTCGACCTTTTATTAGTTGCATTTGTTTTGAAAATAAAGACATAATCTTTGTCAATAAAACGACCGCCGGATTTACACTAATTTTTGATGTATTTGAATACTCCTTTAGCAATTGAGTTTTCAGTATTTTTAAACCGATTGATTGGAATACTTCTAAAACATATTCGTAAATTTCATTATTTGATAATGTTCCAATATTTTTTGAATCATTAGACAAAACAAAACAAGCAATGCTTCTATAGTCACTTGAGACAATCCATTCCTTTAGTTTACATTTTATTGTTTCTATATTAGTAAATGGGTAGGAATCTGTTTCAAATAATTCACATATTTTACGCATCATAAACACATCAGTATTGAAAGGACGTATAATTAAATTCTGTATTAGACAACTAATATGTCTCTCTTGAAACGATTTAGACAAATAGTCAGTTTGTTTTTTAATCAAATACGCTTCAAACGATGGATTCAATGTCGCAAAGAAATCATAATAAATAATCAAAATGAATTGAAATAACTCTTGTTTAAAGCCACTGTAAAATAGTTCGTATGCCCAAAATATAG